AAACAGAAATTGGCAGCTGCCAACTACTAGTCGACAACATTTATATAGCGCCTGCCATGCGCTTGTTCAGAACTGTGATCCGAACTGATTGTAGTACGTCCCCAACACCCCACTTGAGAACCGCACCTGCGGGTGACCCGTGAACACGTTGACGCGAGTGTCCGTCGAACACGCTCGCCAAGCATTGATGAACGGGGGTTGTGCGGACGACGATGCCTTGTTGATTGCTCCGACCGACACCCGCAAAATGTCGTACTTGAACCAAGCTGACTCCGTTGGGGCGTGAGGACCGCTACCACTCACAACAGCGGCATCCTGCAGATTCACCTTCTCGTAGTTTGTCTGCTGGTACGACGGCACATCAAATTCAGCCATCGAGTTCAGCCCTACCTGCTGAAACCCCTCCAGTCCAGTGTCACGCCGCTCAAGTGACAGAATCTGCATCTGCGCCTCTCGCCAAGGCGTCGCACTCGCCACCATGTTCACATTGGACGGGTTGTTCGCGTCGATGTCCAACCCCTTCAACTTGTACCGCATTGCACCAGCAAAGCCCGCATACATGTACACATAGTGCACTGCCCAATCGAAGATGCCCACACCAGGGCTCCACTGAGTACACACCAAGTTGTTGTTGTACGCGTACAAAATCGGTCGCGGCACGTGCGGAATCGCCCACTGCAGCGCCCAATACACCGCTGAACCACCAGTCGTGCACAACCCCTCGTTGATACGCGAGAACTTCTGGAACAATGGGCGAACAGAATGGAACACTTCCCCCCACAACAGATCTTTCGCAGGGTACGCGTTTGGGGCCACCAACGAATGTCGCTCCACTGTAATCGTGGCCTCGTCCCCAACTGCTCCAGATTGGTACTGGATGCTGCCGAGCTCACAAATGTACGGTACAACCGCAGATGCCGAGATACTGACACGTGGAACACCAAACCGCATGTCTTCACCAGCACGGCAAAAGATCAGCACAGGGACCGAAACATTCGACCCAATACCATTCGAGGCGACCAGCGGGGCGACAACTTTCAACCCAATCTGGCCATTGTTGTACGCCATACCCCACTGAGCGGCCGGGGTAGCAGGCGACAACAACCCGGAACTCAACGACGGCGTAGCTCCAGCAAAGCCAACGACAAACTCGTGCCGCAGACCCGGTGCCACGTTGAAGATCACGTTACTCACCGCATTCGTGATGTCACCAGTCACCGGTCCAGTACAAGTTGGCGCCCAGTACGCCTGAAGAGCACCTCGGTGGAACTTCGAGACTAGCGGAACAATCAAATACTCCATCGTCCCACGCCACTGGGCAAAAGGCAGCCCAACGTATCCTGCGACTGGCAACTCAAGCCAAGTCGAAGCAGAACCCGTTGACACTGCACAAAACGGAGTCACTGGGATCGTGACCAACTCCGTCGTCGTCGTTGAAGTACCGCTCCACGTCACGGAGTCAAGGTACGTCCAATGCGAGAACAGGTACGCCAGCGCTGTTGGATCGGCGTCCGAAAAACCACCAGCCACCCTAGGATTCTTCGAAATTGCGTTCGAGCTGTACAACGCGACCTTCTCCGACGCGTCCGTGACGTCGACTGGACCCAACCCGGTGTGCGACACCATCTTCATAGCCGCACTCTCAGGTTCAACCCCCGTCCTTGTGAACCCAAAGAAATCCATGATCTGAGCTGCCGTGCCGGCAATCGCCGCAACCCCACTTGCAACAGGAGCAAAAACTGGCACCGTCGCGAGCGCACTCGCAGCACTAGCAACCAGACCCGCGGCCGCGCCGAACTTGCCCTGGTAACACATCGTCGACAACTCCGCATCCTCCAACCGAGCGTAAATCGACATGTTCGCACCAGCTACCGTACCGTCACCGGAGCCAATGGTCGCCCAATTCCACACCGTCACAATGTATTGCGCCACGTTACTCCACGTGTACAAACCCTGCACAGTGGACGTACTTGCCCAATCGACGGGACCAATCCACGGAAGCTCCAACGTTGCTCGACCTGACAGAGCTAAGTCGATATCAACGTGTGGCACACACTTCAACTGCTGCCGCGGAACAGTAGTTGCAGTCAACACCTCCTGGTAGTTCGTTGGCGTTGGGCCACCACGGGGCTTCGCCGACACAGTCACCAGTCCGTAGCACCCGGGCTGTGCTACCGTCACGATGTCAAGAACCAGCTTACCACGCAGGTAAAACGTGTTCCCAAGCCGACCCTGCACGTATGGATTCGTCAACCACACGGTGTGGGGGTCAAAATCAAGCAGCGACGACATTGCTGCTGAACTTGTTGTCAGAGCAACTGTCTCCAACAACAAATTTCGTTTTGGCCAATCCTGCAATGACAACGTCTCAAGCTTTGACGTCACCGAGCCTTGTTGCATGTCAGTGCAATCAACCATTCCCGTTCCCTCAATCGCACCACTCGCGTGCGTCTGAGTATTCCCTTCTCCTCGAGCGGGTGCAACCTTGCAACCCTGATCCTCCGAACCCTTGTCTCCAGCTGATGCCGGTTCCAATTTCACTTGCGAGTTCATCTGATACACAACCAGATCGCTCACTGCCACGCTCTTCACCAAGTGCGTGAGGTCCATTTCAGCGTCGATCCACGTCTGAAAATTTCCGTCCTTCACCATTTGCCAATACTCGTCAAAAGTAAGCAACTGTAGGTAACAGTGGTCGAGATTCAACTCTTCCTTCACCTTCAACATCTTTTCTCGATAAGTGTTGAACTTCTCGCGACCGTGGTACACCAACTCTCGCATTGCCTCCTCCAACGCAATCGAGTCGTGATCACGATCCGACAACACTGAACCCTTGTTCAGCAATAGCATCCGAATGATGCTCTTCTCCTCCAATGGTGCCACATACCGTCCTATCTCATCGTTGAACACGAAGTGGCGCTTCAAAAACGAGACGTGCGCCAACGCCTTGTACACCACAAGCGGACTTGACTTGTCGGCATCACTCAACACCAACCCAGTCTCACCGTACGCTTTGACATACTCCACCATGTCCATTCGTTCACGAAACGCACGCAGCGCGTCGTCGCCGTACGTGTACGCAGCTACATTCTCTCGGTAATCGAGCAACGACCGGACGATCTCCGGAATGGCAAACGGATCAGCGAAAAACTGGGCAACGTACGCATCGATAGCGCAACGCTGCTCGTCACTCAACCGGACGTGCAACGCTCGCAACCTTGCGTAACGATCAGTTACCGAGTTATCAATCGAATTCTGCTCAACCGTCTCGTTACTACCTGATGGGTTGCGGCCACCCATTTGGTAGAAATCATTCTTCTCGACGTACACGCTGGAACGCAACCCTTCGAGGAGCGCCCAGATCTCGAACGCCGTGGCTCGCGGTAAACCAAGCGCGAGCGCCATCGCGTACATGCATCGCGCCACAGAAGAGCAATGCAAACCATTCTGCGACTTGTCCTGCTTCACCATGTCAGTCTCGATGATATTGAGGAGAGTAGGATCAACTTGCGCCAATCGCACGATCAACGCCGTCACGTCAGTACTAGCCATATTGACTCCAACAGCACACTCAAACACATCACGAAAAGCGCGCATAAAGGCGTGAACTGACGCCGTGCGCTGTTTGCAACTCGAGTTATACGCAGCACTCATGATGTTGAACACTCGCAAGTCACGTTTTTCGTTCTTCGCGCTCTTCACGCCCTCGTCCTTCAAAACGCAGAGCGTGACCGGGATCGGGATCTCGCCGCGCAAGAGAATCTTCTCGATCTCACCGAACACCTCTTCCATTGGAGCGCTCACGTAAAACTCACGATCCTTCGTGACGTAAAACGTGCCCGCCTTCTTCGGCTGGTTAAATGGCATCCCAGCAGACGTGTTCAAATTCGCAGCGTGCGTGCGCATCTCAGGCAAACCACTCAGTGACTCATGTGGCGACAACACGCGATAACCACTGCAATCCAACCGAGCCAACGGGAGGATATAGTCCATCAGTGCTAGCCACCACAAATGCATATCGACCTTGTCCAAATTCCGTTGGAACGCAGCGTGAGCATGTTGGAATGGCGAAATCCACACCTTGTCCTTGCCATCATTGATCCACCGGCCATGTGCTGAAATCATGGGAGTCTGCCAGTAATTCTTCGAGCCACAAACACGCACTTCGTCATCGACAAACGACTGCGCAAATATAGTCGGATGGACTTTGCTCTTCATGCTCTGTCCATGAACTGGAGGGGTCGCACGACCAATCGGGAAGAAACCCATCCCAATGCGATCATTAGCGTACACCACTTCGCTCGTCCCAGCGCGGTACGACGACAGCGCCTGTAAACTAGGTCGCAAAGTCATCTGCTTCACACAGTACTCGCCCTCAGCCGGCTGCGTGCCCAATGCCAAAGCCGCCGCTCGTATCGACTGCTGGTCAACACACACACCGTACGCACGCTTGTTCTTTTCGTCAAAGAAACTGTGGATCGCGACACAACGCCAACTCGCACCAACACGGGCCGCGTACACCAGACCACAATCGCCAACGTGCGTCTGGGTATTATGCATCACGCTCAAGCCGCCGTGCAAGCGACCAGCATCAGACCCAAAAGGCCTCAGAGCAACCTGCGCCATCAACGGCTTCACAAGCAGCCGCTCACCGATCGCATCGACAAGAATCGCCTCGTCAAACTGAGCAATCGTGGTGTCAGGGCTAACCCACAACTTGCTCAACGCGCCCCAACCAGCAGGGAGATTGTGCACCAACAACAAACCTGAGTCGGTGGAACCAATCTTGCGATACGTCAGCGTTGAGATGACCACGCGTTCTGACCACGTGGGGCCCTTGACCGTCACGACTCCGCCATCAACGACGTGGTCATTGACCAAAATGGTGTTATGGGTCACGATCAATCCATTCGTTGTCTGTCCAAACGCGTTAGTCACAATCACCCGCGCTCGACGCACCTGTTCAAGCATCTCTTCACGAGTAAACGTGGCGCCGCGAAATGGAGGAACACCAACAGGGTACTCAGTGCCTAATCGAACGTAGTTGACACTGCCTACTGTCAAGCCATTGTCACCCATCTGGTACTGCCTTTGCTGCGCCCACCATCGCGCTGCCAGAAAAGCCAGCAACGCCGTCTGACAGAGTTGCAACACCGCCACAGACAAGCCAACCCACTTGAACACGTGTACAGACGCTGCAACTAGATGTCGCCCAGCAATGTACTCCCGACGACCTTCAGACATGAAATTCGCCATATGTCGAAAGTAGGCATTGACACCACGCAGGTACAACGCCGGTTGCATCAAGAACTGCGCAAACCAGTACGCGAACAATGCACTTGCGGCGAATGACACAAGTTCGACACCCGTCGCCTGATACTCACAGCACTGTTCGCCATCAACAATGCTGACTCCGCAAACTGGGCAACTCTCCGGACCACACACCATGTTGGCCAATAACTTCCGCTGGCTTGCAAGATGCGTCTTCATGTACGCTGCAACCCACGCGTAGTATTTACGGTTCGTAAGTCCCTCAGCGACCAACCGGTAAGTCGGAGCAAATCGTGCGCTCTCACGGTACAATGACCGATCGTACTCATACACGTCGATCTCATGTATGTCAACGACGCCACCAATCTTCTGCTGGTCAAGTGAGCCGTCAGCTCCAAGGAACTCCGCACGTGGTCGGATCTCAACCTTGAGCTTCAGGCGCCGCCAAAACGCCTGAGCATCTGCAGCGTAGCCATCCAGCCGACCATCAGCAAAGTTCGTTGCGTACTGGACGAGCAATGGGCGAGCGACAACGGTACCCTTCGCTTCAACCCGAGCCTGTTCGACTGGAAATGGCTTGTTGTTGATCACGTTCATAACGTCAAGAACGTGATTCGAGCTACCACGGGCCGGCTTTGACACGTCAGCGTCGACATCGTCCATATACACACCCCACTGTGTACTGGACAATCCGTCCTGAAAATTGACCCCAAGCTGCCACGAGTACTCACTGACAGACGATACATCCCAACCCATAAGATTGCCCACGCTACGAAACGTTTGCTGCATCAAAATCGTCTTACCGAACCCCGGTGGACCACTGAGCATGATACCCAACGGTTGGATCCGATACGCAGAATTGGCAACATCGGCAACACATTCCTCCATGAGCAACCGCACACGTTTCAGCAGGGAATTGACCGACGATCCAACGGAAACATCCGCGATGTGCGGGAGCATACCCTCGCCCTCAGCGACAAGCGTCGTTAGCTCATCACGAAACGCTGTAAAGGAAAACTGCTCTGTCCAGTGACTTGGGACAACCTTCCGCTTGACAAGATCACGAAACTGCTCGTCACTCGCTTGACCTTGGGAAACAACGAGAATCTGTCGGTACGTGACCACTGCGTTCGCGCGCAACTGCCAACCCTTCACGTCAAGGCAACCCCGAAACAACGGATCTAGAGAGCACGTCTTCGCGCACTCGATCGTCAACTTCAAAGCTTCGACCATGAAAGACATAAGGCGCTCGAGCACACTGTCTCCCTTCTTCGCTCCAACGAGCGCCTTCTCACGAAGAAGACTCATACCGTATGCGCCGATGCTCGCTGAGTGCTGATTCAGAAGATGTGAAAGGCTCAAACTAGCAAGAACCCCCCAGAACTGCGAGAACAACGGATGTGACGACCAATGCGGCTCACCAGCCTGATACAGTCGATCTGCAGTCACAACCTCAAGCATCCGATATTCCTCGTAAATGGCACGCAATGCTGAATCGGCTATGTTGCGAACCGAAGCAAAATCGCCAAAATACGCCAAGGTGCACAAAACAGCGTCGAGGATCGTCGGCACTCGATACATCTGAATCGCAAACAACGCAAAGCGCGCGAAACGGAACTCACCAAGTTCCAAATCCCAAGCTTCGCCGACAAGTTCACGCAAAGCGTCAAGCCCAGCGGCAGTACCATTCTGATACTTCACCTCCGGCAACGCAGCTGCCGCATCACGACGAGATACTTGGTGTGACACTTTTTGGAACGCACGACGTATACGTCCATCAAGCTCAGCATGACCGTCAGCTGGTGAACCCGCAGCTACAAAAGTTCGCAGCTGGCGAAACAGACCCTTGTCGTGTTTGAACAAACCCTCGACCGACAGCAAAGGAATCTCGCCGTCAATGACCTTTCCGTACAGGACAATCGGTCGTGAAATCCGGCCATACTCCGCCATTTTCTGGCGATCCTCAGGAGTGAGAAAATCTGCAAACACCTTCACCTGCCGATTCAACGGAACCTCCGTGCCGTAACCTCGGTCGCTCAGAGCAGCAACTTTTTCACGCTGAACCTCCATCACCTTCATCGCTGCCGCCAACGCCTTTGAGGGGTCACGTTGCACGGTAGTAGAAGCACCAAACTCGTCAATGGTGCGACGCGTCCGCCGTGCTTTCCGAGACAACGAACGCCCACGGCCACGACAAAAATTCGCCAGGTTTGTATCGTTCAGTCCGAGAGCGTACCACACGACACACCGGGCCAAGGCCACAGCCTCCTCCGGGTGTTTCCCGCGGAACCAATCCGACGCTCCAGATGGATGCAACACTCGTCCGTGCCGACTTTCGTCCCAGATACGTGGCAACAGAGCCACAAATCCATTCCACGCCAAGTCATACGTCACTTCATCCACAAAGTCGCCAAACCCATTTTGGCGACTCAGGTAGCAGCGGTGGCCATAACCAGACGGGTCATACGGGTCGCCAGTACGCTCAATGGGCATGAACAATGCAAGAGTCACAACCGCATCACTTGGCTCCGCAACTGACGGAACTTCGTCACGCACCATTGCTTCTAACTGCGCCATCATCGTCAACTCCTGTGGTTCAACTAGGTGATAGTTCATCAACTCATCCCAATCATCACTCGCAGGACCACTCTGGTAAGCTCGAGTAGACAACTCATCAGTACGACGAACTGTGTGACCAGGCAAAAGCAACGACATCGCCAAACGCCAAACTGCACGGGTGACTGCTTTCGTGTGCGGGCGGGGCAAGGTGTAGGCTCGGTTGAACAGAGCTTTCCGCTCGTCAGCGTCGCGAGTTCGGATGTCTTCACGACACTGGCCGGAGACAATGTACGCTTCAAGTCGTGACACAGGACCGAACTCAACCTCCTTGATGATCGAATCGTACAAGTAGGCCAAAGGACCATTCAGAAACCGGACGTCAACCGTGAGCAAGTCCCAAGTGACCTCATGACGCAGTTGCAATGGTCCATCGAGATCGTCAAGTGACACACCAAGCCGTGGTCGAAACTGCGTCATCCCATGGGTATCCACCCTCATGTAGTACCCATTCGGATCACGCCCGAGAGCAGACGCGTGGACAAAATAGCCTCGCTCCGACTCAGCGAAGTACAAAATGTCCACCCAGCGTCGCTGGGTGTGTGCGGCATTCTCCAACGCCCACTGCAACCGACCCAACGCCTTCGCACGAACAGCGACAAGGTACCACACTTCAGTGTAATTGATCGCCAACCAATCACTCTGAAACGGCAAAGTACTCATCGAAGCATACGTTGCAACAGTGTGTTCATCCGGTAAAGCCATTGCATCGACAATTTCTTCAGGGTCGACCAACAACCCATCCAAACAGTCAAAACTGGCGACGTCGTCCTCTGACCCGGACTGATACACACGCTCACCACAACCAGGCACAGTGCGATTGTTCCAAATGAAGGTCAAAAACCAAGTGCACGTCGGAAGAACGACCCAATTCGTTGACACATACGTCGCAGCAAAGTTCGCTGCCATCATCGACGGCGCCACGTTAACTCCACGCAACGCCGGCAAACCGACAAAATCGCAAATTGCAAGTGCACGTGCTAAGCGATGAGTCAAAGGGACCAACGCCAGCGCGTACGACTGGTGCACACCACAAAACCACGCCACACCAACAAAAATCAACGACGTATACATGAACAAACACTCAGCCGTGACACCGGCCATACACCACCAGTCTGGTCCCCAAGTAAGGATCCAGTTCGCTGCCCACATCAAACAAATGCAAAAACACGCATTCAAAAAACACGCACAATCAATCAAGAGCACAGTTCCAAAAAACACGGCACATTCACGAACAACAACACGGGAAAAGAGAGAAGCAACACCAGAAACGATAATCGCTAATGCGACCCAACAGTTCTTGATGAACAGCATCTTTCTAAGATGACCAAAACTTTTAACCAGAAAAAGTTAAGACAAAACTGGACGCCTATAGTCATATAGTCATATAAACATATTGGCAATTTTGTATTCGGACAAAAACATAAAAACCTAGCCACTTTTTGTAATAAAAGTGGCAAAAGCCCGATATATATCGGGGTCAAGTTGAGTTTAAGCCATAATCAACTAAAAGCACAAAAAACAAATAACAATAACCGCATGTACCCGCGTAAGGGTACAATTAATTAAGCTAAATGCTTCGCCGAGCTATAAGATCGCGAAAGCGGGAACTTCGCCGATGTCGTCGAGCGACACCAGGCGAACCCCCTTCATCGACC